TGAAGAAGTTTGATGACCCAGTGAGCAGCGTGATGAACATAATTGATTCAGTCAATTTATCGGGGGCGATAAATTCTTAGCAAATTGAGGTAAGCGTGTCAGGTCCACCACCAAAGCCAAACGAAGTCAAGCGCCGAAATGGAAACCCTGGCAAGCAAAAACTGCCTGACCTTGCAAACGTGATTGCCTTGCCACAAATTTCAACCGCGCCATTACATCTTTCACCAACTGGTCAGAAACTTTGGCTTGAGATTCGTGAGATGGCACCGTGGGTTGCAACAAGTGATGCCAAGTTGCTCATTGAATTGTGCGAAAAGATGGATAAGAAGTACATCATGCAGGCGCAAATGGCGCAGTCAGATTTTGTTTTATACACAGATAAGGGTTATGCCTACGCAAATCCTATGTTTTCAATGTTAAATACAGTTGAAAACGACATCATAAAATTGCTTTCTTTGCTTGGTTTAACGCCAGCAGATCGCACAAAGTTGGGGGTTGCTGAAGTAAAGGCCAAAGGAAAACTAGAAGCCTTGCTTGAAGCGCAAAAAAAGAATGGCTGAAATTGCTGGATGGCCACCGCGTTGGCTGACTGAAGTTCCAATTGAAGATCAGATGCGCGGCGATGGCGATTTGTACGCCAACTTTGCTGAAGCAGTTTGCAGAGTAACTAAAGATTCTGTTGCATCGCCTGCAGGTAAGTTGATTGAACTTCGCGGGTGGCAACGTGAGTTACTACGCCACACATTAGCCCGCCGTGAAGATGGCAGGTTTAGACACCGCACCGCCCTAGTGGGCATGGCTCGAAAAAATGGAAAGAGCGCATTGGCAGCATCAATGGGCCTTGCTGGTTTAACCCTTGGTGGCAACGGTTCTGAAATTTATTCATGCGCTGCAGATCGTGACCAAGCACGCATTGTGTTTGGCACTGCAAAACGAATGATTGAGTTGGATGAAGAACTATCTTCAATGTTCACCCTGTACCGCGATGCAATAGAGTTCAAAGATAAAGGCAGCGTGTACCGCGTACTTTCTGCAGAGGCTTATTCAAAAGAAGGCTTGAACCCTTCGCCTCTTGTGATCTTTGATGAGGTTCACGCCCAACCTTCATGGGAACTTTGGAACGTACTCAGTCTTGCCGGTGGTGCGCGAGCTGATTCACTTTTGCTAGGCATCACAACTGCCGGTGTTAAGACACAGAGCAACGGCCAAGATTCTCTTTGCTATTCGCTCTATCAATACGGGCAGCAAGTAGTTAAGGGCGAAAAGAAAGACCCCACGTTTTTCTTTTCATGGTGGGAGCCTGTCACAACTGAAGGTGATCATAGAAACGAATTGATCTGGAAAGAATCAAACCCTGGTTACGATGATTTGCTAGACAAAGAGGAAATGCAATCGGCGGTATTGCGTACACCTGAAGCTGAATTTAGAACAAAGCGCCTCAATTGTTGGGTCAGTACGTCAGTTGCATGGCTGCCAACAGGCGCATGGGAAGCCCTTGAAGATAAAGACAGGTTTCCAGAACCAGGTGAAGAAGTCATTTTGGCATTTGATGGTGCCTTTTCTAATGACTCAACTGCACTTGTGATGTGGTTATTGGGTGGGGAAAAGCCGCACCTTATGGTTGTTGGATTGTGGGAGCGCCCTGACGATGCAGAACAAGGTTGGCACATCCCCGTTGCAGAGGTCGAGCAAACAATTGTTGACACCTTCAGAGATGAAAGATTCAACGTCAGAGAAATCGTATTTGACCCAGCACGATGGCAGCGAACTTTTATGGTTCTTGATGAAGAAGGCTTGCCAGTTGTTAGTTACCCCAACAGTGCTGCAAATATGGTACCCGCAACACAAAAATTCTATGAGGCCGTAGTTAACGAATCGTTTACACATGATGGAGATGAAAGACTGGCAAGACATGTTGCCAACTGTGTGACAAAGCAGTCAAGCCGTGGCGTGATGGTGGCCAAAGCTAGTAGCCGCCGCAAAGTGGATGCTGCAGTTGCCTCAATTTTTGGCTATGACAGAGCAACGCAGCCACTAGAACCACCACCGCCAGTCGCAAGATTTTTCTCAATTCAGGTATAGGGAGCAAAATGAAAAAGATTGATCTATCAATTGTTGTTGAAGTTGCAGGCGCAAGCCTTGCAACGGCTGGCCTTGCGATGGTTTCAGTTCCATTAGCCCTTGTTGTTTTAGGTGTTTTTCTAGTATGGATTACAGAGAAGGCTAACTGATGAGTTTATCTAAGCGTTTTGCAAATGCTAATAGCAAGCGTGCTGCAAATAATCAATACATTGAACCACTGATTCCAGGCCGTCCAGCTTTTGAAACTTTATCAGGTGTTGTTGTTGATGGTGAGTCTGCAATTCGTATGTCCACCGTGTATTCATGCGTGCGCCTTTTGGCTGACACAGTTTCCTCTTTACCAGTCGCCGCCTATGTGCGCCGTGGTCGAAATCGGCTCCCTTATGCAACAGTTTATGGTGATCAACCAGAGTGGGTAAATAAGCCAAACAAAGAAACCACTCGCCTTGAGTTCTATGAGCAAATTGTGACTTCTTTTAAACTTGAAGGCAACGCTTACATCCTCACAGTGCGTGATGAGTTAGGTGATGTTACAGAACTTTATGTTGTTGACCCACGTTATGTGCGCATTGAACGCCTTGCACCAGGTGAGCCACTTGTTTATTTTGTTAAGATCAAAGATGCAAAAGGCGTATATGAGCAGCGCCTTTCAGATAAAGAGCTGCTGCACATCCCTGATTTTCGTTTGCCAGGCCAGCGCTACGGCCTAAGCCCAATTGCAGCTTGCCGCACAACTATTGGCGCAGCAATGGCAGCCGATGTGTACGCCGCATCATATTTTGGGAACGCTGCCAACCCTGGCGGTGTCATTTCAGTTCCAGGTGAACTTACTGAAGAGCAGGCAAGTGACATTGGCCGTGATTGGAACATCAGCCACACAGGACCTTATCGCGCAGGCAAGATTGGCATCCTTTCAGGCGGTGCATCATTTGAGCCGTTGACAATTAACGCACAAGATGCCCAACTTTTAGAAACCCGCCGCTTCTCAGTTGAGGAAATTGCCCGCATTTTCCGTGTGCCATTGTCTTTGTTAGGCCACCCTGTTGCTGGTGCAATGTCATTTGCATCTGTTGAAGCGCAAAATCTTTCATTCGTGCAGCACTCATTGCGCCCGATCTTGGAGCGAATTGAGCAATCACTATCAACATTGTTGCCAGAACCTGATGGATTCATTCGTTTTAACTTAGATGCACTGCTGCGTGGCACAACTCTTGAGCGCTATGAAGCCTACACAAAGGGATTGCGTGAAGGTTTCCTTTCACTTAATGATGTTCACGCTTACGAGGACATGGCACCAATTGAAAGTGGCGATCAATACCGAGTTCCACTGCAAAACATTGATGCAACAGATGCTAAGGATGTTGGGTTGAAACTGCGTGCAGAGATTGCATCAAGCCTTATTCAAGTTGGTTTTGACCCTGCTGCAGTTACAAAGGCAGTTGGCTTGCCTGACATGGCGCACACAGGGTTGCCTTCAAGTCAGTTGCAACCAATATCACAAATTGACCCAACCGACCCTGAAGCGGTCTATGAGGTTTGATGATGAGTGAACTAAACACAAACGGGGATGTTAAATCAGGGAGCAAAGTGAAAGATATAGAACGCCGTACATTTACGGTTCAAGATGTTGAAGCACGTCAGGCTGAAGATGGCACCATGAGACTTCGCGGCTACGCTGCAGTGTTTAATGATGAGAGTGTTCCAATGCCTTTCATTGAAACAATTGCACCTGGTGCTTTTCGTAAAACTTTGAGTGAAACACCTGACGTGCGTTTGCTCATCAATCATGAAGGATTGCCACTAGCACGCACAAAAAACGGCACTCTCACACTTACTGAAGATGACCGTGGGCTTTACATGGATGCAATCATTGCAGACACAAGTGAAGGCCGTGACCTTTACAAGCTAGTTGAGCGCGGCGATGTTGATCAAATGAGTTTTGCATTTCGGGTTATACGTCAAAAATACAATGAGGACCGTTCAGTTCGCACCCTTACTGAAGTTTCTTTGGCAGATGGAGATGTGTCCGTTGTGACCTATCCTGCTTACCCAACAACAACAGTTGAAGCACGCGAGGCACTACGCACCGCAATTCAAGCTATTAAAGAAGGCCGCGAAATAACAGGCGAATCTTTGGCAGTTCTCAACACAATCTTTGAGGATTTAAGCGAAGGCCACGATTACATTATGAAGGCCGTTGAAATGATGGCAATGCTTACAGGTGGAGAACCTGAAGAAGAAATTGAAGAACCTGAAGTTGAAGAAGTGCCAGTTGAGCCTGTAGCAATTGCTGCAACTCGTTCAATTTCCCTGCGCCTAGCGCAAGCAATTATCAACAACACCAAATAAGTTTCTGCTGCATTCGTAGCAGATCGAAGTCGGAGCAAATCCCACACCCTGAAAGCGCCGTGGAGAGCATTGCCACCACCTCAAAACAATCAAACACTCATTGGAGAAAAAATGTCAAAGTCATATCTTGATGTTGCTCTTGAGCGCCGTGATGCAGTTAAGGCAGAAATGGATGCAGTTCTTGAGGCAGTAGCCGCAGAATCACGCACCGACCTTACTGCAGAGGAAACCGAAAAGGTTGATGCTCTTGTTGAAGAGTCACGCGCACTAGATGCAAAGATTGAAAAGTTCTCAACACAGGCAGTTGCAGATGCAAAGGCAACAGAGGCACGCGCTTCAGTTGCAAACATCGTAGCACCTACAGTTGGTGGCGCAGTTGTAACACGCGAAGCACGCACATACTCACCTGAGTCATCTGCTTCATTCGTGAAGGATGCGTTCAACGCACAATTCAAAAATGATTATGCAGCATCAGAGCGCCTAGCTCGCCACACACGCGAAGAGTCAATCGAGCGCCGTGATGTTGATACATCAAACTTCTCAGGTCTTGTGGTTCCACAGTACCTTGTTGATCTCGCTGCACCTTATGCACGCGCAGGCCGACCAACTGCAGATTTCGCAACTGCAAAGCACACATTGCCAGCAGCCGGAATGTCGCTAGAAATAAGCAGAATGACAACTGGAACTTCAACGGCAGTACAAGAAACTCAAAACACTGCAGTATCTGAAACAGATGCTGACGATACACTTTTGAGCATCCCTGTACGCACGATTGCTGGCCAGCAAGACCTATCACGCCAAGCAATTGAGCGTGGTTCAGGTATTGATTCATTCGTTCTTGCTGATCTCATTCGCTCTTGGCACACAACTGTTGATGCTCAGGTTCTTAACGGAACAGGCTCAAATGGACAGTTTAAGGGAATCCGCAACTCAGGTGGAAACGCAATCACATTCACTGCAACATCACCAACAGTTGCACTTCTATATCCAAAGTTGGCTGATGCAATTCAGAAGATTCAGAGCAATGTCTTTGAAACACCAACACATTGGATTATGCACCCACGCCGCCTTGCATTCCTTCTTGCAGCAACAGATTCAACAGGCCGCCCACTAGTAGTTCCAACTGCTAACGGTCCAATGAACTCATCAGCAGCAGGAGCAGGCGCAGCAGGTTATGCAAACTCAGGTTATACAATGATGGGCTTGCCAATCATCTCTGATGCAAACGTTGGTACAACATACGGCGCAGCAACAAATCAGGATGAAATCTATTGCGTTGCAGCACCTGAAATGCACCTTTGGGAGCAGCCAGGTTCACCTTTTGCACTCTCATTTGATGCAACAGGCGCTTCAACTCTCACAATCAAGTCTGTTGTTTACGGCTTCGGCGCGTTCTCAGCAGAGCGTTACCCACTCGCTGCCTCAATTATCTCAGGCACCGGCTTGGTAGCACCTACTTTCTAATTTAGAAAGTTAAAGATTGTGTGGGCCGATCTAGTTTCCCCCGACTATTTCGGCCCACACTTCATTAAAAGATTCGGGGGAATCTATGAAAACAGGACACAAAGTTTCAATTGGTGCGTGCGACCCTGGCACTGTAAATGGCGGGTTTGCATTTAGCCTTGTTCAAGTAGCACAATCTCGATCATCGCGCCTTGGCCCGTTTATTAGAATCAAAGGTTCAGGGCTTTTATCTAAACAACGCAACCGATTGGTCAAACAGTTTTTAGAAACCAAATCTGATTGGTTGCTTATGATGGACTCAGATGAGCAATTGTCGGTTGAGGCATTTGATAAGTTAGTTGAAGCAGCTCACGACAAAGACCGCCCAATTGTGGCAGGGCTTGTATTTGCTAGTTTTGAAACAGGGTATCCATACCCACAACCGGTGCCAACAATCTTTCAAGATGCCCCTGAAGGTTTCTTGCCACTGAACAAGTACGATAAAGACTCAATTTTTCAAGTGGATGCAGCAGGAACAGGTTGCTTACTTATCCACCGCAGCGTGCTTGAGGCAATTCAAGCAGATGCCGACCCACACCAAGGCAAAGATTGGTGTTGGTTTTGGGATGGTCCAATTAACGGTGAATGGATTGGCGAAGATTTGCAGTTTTGCCGCCGTGTTCGTTCACTAGGTTTTCCAATCTATGTTCACACAGGGGCGATCTTGGCCCACTCTAAAGATTATTGGCTAGATGATAGGCAACACGATATATGGAACGCCTAAAAAAAATTTTTAAAAGTATGCAAAAACCCAAGGAAACTGCAACAGCGATTCCCCCACTTGAACGCGCAATGGTTCCTAAAACAGAAACGAGAATAATCCGTGGCGATAAGTAACGGCTACACCACTTTGAATGAGGTCAAGTCGGCACTCAACCTTGAAGATTCTTTGGAAAACGGCGGCATTGAGCTTGCCATTGCCACCGCCAGTCGCATGATTGATGATTACTGCGGGCGCTTTTTTTACCAAGATGGAACTTCAATTGCCCCTGCAACTCGTTATTACACCCCACAAGATTTTTACACAGTCGCAGTTGATGATTTTGTGAGCCTCTCTGAAATTGCAACAGATGACAATTTTGATCAGCTCTATAACACAGTGTGGACTGCAACAGATTCTATGTTTGAGCCTGTCAATAATCCTTCACGCGGTTGGCCACGTAATCGCATTTTGGCCGTGGGCGCTTATGTGTTCCCATCTAACTTGCCGCAGTCCATTCGACTCAAAGGCATCTTTGGTTGGCCATCAGTGCCGTTTGAGGTAAAGACCGCAGCAAAGATTCAATCCTCACGCCTTTTCTTGCGTAACCAGTCACCATTTGGAATCGCTGGCAACACGGATTTGGGAACAGTGCGACTAGCGGCCAAATTAGATGCTGACGTTGAGGCGCTACTTCGCCCACTACGCAAGAACAATGG